GGGTGCCGCTGGACGAGGGCTTCCTCCAGTCCACGGGGACTGCATCGGTCGACCTGTCCTCGCTCACCGGAATGGTCAGCTTCGACGGGCCGTACGCCGTGCGTCAGCACGAGGAGCTGACGTGGCGACATGCCCCCGGCCGGACCGCCAAGTACCTGGAGAACTCGGTCAACGAGGAGCGAGACGTCGTCTTCGAGCTGGTGGCCGCTGAGCTGAGGCGGGCCCTGCGATGAGCCACGAGAGCCCCCTCCTGCGCGGCACAGCCGAGCTGCTCGCCGCCGAAGGCGCCGGCATCTACGACGAGACCGGCGTCCTCCCGGCCGACGCGACGGGCATCGTCCTGGGCCCGCTCCCCGACGGGCCGGGCCGGGTCATCGGTCTGACCACGTATCCCGTCAGCGATGACGACTCGACGGACTCGGTGACGGGTGTCCAGGCGCGGCTGCGGGCGGGCACGAATCCGCTCGATGTGCTGGACCTGTCCGACGCCGTCTTCAACGTCCTGCACAACCGCCGCGGCTGGACGGCGCGCGGGGTGCGGGTGGAGATCTCCTGGCGAACCTCCGAGGCGTGGATCGGCCAGGACTCCCGCGGGCGCATGGAGCGCACCGCGAACTACTACCTCCGGACGATCAGGTCCGGGCCCTATCTGAACGACTAGGAGGACCTGAATGTCCACTCCCACCGAGGAGACCGAGCTCGCCCGCGAGTGGCGGCTGGAGATCAACATGGGCACCGAGGGAGCCCCGGATTGGCAGATGTGCCCGGGGATCCGTGAGTTCACCCCGGCCAGCGAGCCGAACATCGAGGACGCGTCGGACTACGACGGCGAGGGCTGGGCCGCGAACGAGAAGACCGGCCAGGCCTGGGAGCTGTCGGTCACGATCCGTCGGAAGGCGAACAAGGCGGTGAAGGTGTACCACCCGGTGCACGAGAAGATCCGCCTCGCTCACTTCGCGTACGGCTCGAACAACAAGCTCCACTTGAGGTACATGAACCGCGAGGGCCTGCCGGAGGCGTATGAGGGCAAGGCGATCCCGAACTGGCAGCCCGCCGGCGGCGAGTACACGGCCCTGGGCGAGGTCGAGATCACTCTCACCGGGGACGGGAAGCTCACGCCGATCGACAACCCGCTGGCCGCCTGATGGCGGGCGAGCCCTTCGAGGCCCTCGACGCCTTCCTCGACGACTTCCTCGAGCTTCCCGTGAAGGGGAGGGGCGGGGAGACCCGGGTGTACCGGATCGAGGACCCGCCCGCGGAGGACGGGATCCGTATCGAGCGCGTCACGACGCTGGCCGCCCGTCTCGCGGCCGGGGAGGCACGCCCGGACGTCCCGGTCCTGGACGACGAGGAGGAGCGGGACCTGTACCGCATGTGCCTCGGCGATGCCTACGACGAGATGCTGGAGGACGGCGTCTCGTGGTCCCGTTTCAAGCACGTCGCGCTCACGGCGATGTTCTGGGTGATCTCCGACAAGGAGACCGCCGAAGAGTTCTGGAAGACGGGCCAGCAGCCGGGGGGAAAAGCGCCGAACCGGGAGGCCCGGAGAGCGCAGGAGAGGCGCGCCATCTCGGAGTCGGCCGCGGCGAGTACGACCCGATCACCGGGCTCTACGAGTGGTACGAGGGCGGGCTCCCGACGCCGGGGCGGGCGCGGTCGGGGAGCCTCTCGAACCTGACCTGGGACAAGCTCCTCGCCCAGTGGCCGCTGATCGAGGCAGATCTGCACTCCGAGTACGGCATCGACGCCGAGTCCGGCGTCCTCCGGGAGCGGACCTGGCGATGGCTCCAGGTCCGCATCCTCGGCCTCCTCTCCGCAGAGACCCGCCTCCGCCGGCACTTCGCGCCGCCTCCTGAGGACTCCAAGAAGCACCGACCCCGAAGGAGGTAGCTGTGGCGTTGGCCCCTCCGATGACCCCGGCGCGCATGCTCGCGGCCCTGCGCGCCGAGGGCCTCGACCCCGTCCAGAACCTGACGCCGGACTGGCGTAGCCACGACCGCAATCATGTCGCGGCCTGGGGTCCGGTCGCCGGTGTGGCCATCCACCACACCGCCGGCACCGACAGTCTCGCCTGGTGCATCACCGGCACCCCCGAACTCCCCGGCCCCGTCTGTCACGCCCACCTCGCCAAGGACGGCACGCTCACCCTCATCTCCGGCGGCAGAGCCAACCACTTCGGGTTCATGGCGCAAAACGCCTACGACGCCCTGGTGGCGCAGGCTGCGGTGCACCCGGCGCCGGACGTCGCCGAGCCCATCGACGGCAACACACGGCTCTACGGCATCGAGGTTGAGAACCTCGGTGATGGCGTCGACCCCTACCCGGACATCCAGTACCAGGCGGCCGTGCGCTGGGCCGCCGCGATCTGCCGGCATCACGGCTGGACTGCCGACGCGGTGATCGGCCATTCCGAAGGCACCATCCGCAAAATCGACCCTTCGTTTCCCATGGCCGGCTTCCGTGCGGACGTCACGGCCCAGCTCCAGGAGACCGTCATGCCCGTGACACTCGTCGAAGTCCGCGACAAGGTCCTCAACCCGGACGGCAGCCCCGCGTCGGGGCAGACGGTGTACGTGCCCAGCGGCGCCATCCGCAACGGCAACGTGGCGTACGCGGCCACCCGGGTCGTCGCGACCTGGGACGAGAACGGCGCCAGCTCCGTGGATCTGGCGGCCGCCGACGACGCAGACACCGAGCCCGAAGGCCTGACCTACCTGGCGATCCGGCGGGCCCGGGCGCAGGACGGGACGTGGCTCCCGGCCGTGGAGGTCGGCAGCATCGAGGTCCTGGCCGCCGACGCCCCGACCGGTATCGACCTGCCGGAGCGGGCCACGGTCGACGTGATGCCGGCCTTCGTGCAGTACGCCCTGTCGGTGGCCGGGGTGGAGCCGGACCCGGAGACCGGGGACGTGCCTCTCACCGCCGCCACCCTTGGCGCGCTGCGGACCACGGGCGGGGAGGTGACGGGCGCGGTCACGACGCGCCGTACGAACGCCACGGACTCGGTCCTCGCGGGCATCGTGGGCGCTGACGCTTTCGACCGGGTGCGGGTCCTGGCGAACGGAACCCTGGAGGTCGGCCCCGGCGGCGGGGCCCGGGACACGAACCTGAGGAGGTCCGCGGCCAACGAATGGACGACGGACGACGCCTTGATCGTCGCGCTCATGTTCCGGCACATGGGCACGATGCTGGGCTTCTACGGCGCCACCGCGGTGACCAAGCAGGTCGTGGCCGGCTCCCGGGCGGACGGCAGCGCGCTGCAGTCACTGCTCAGCGCGCTGACCACGGTCGGCCTGATCACCAACTCGACAACGGCATAGACAGGCGGTGACCCGTGGCTCTCACCGTCGGTGAACTCAACGCAGTGCTGTCCATTGACGACCGCGCCGTCGAACCTGCCCTACGTCGCGCAGAGCAGGCCATGCGGCAGACCGGCCAGCAGATCGGCGACGACGCCGAGCGTGCCGGACGGGAGGCCGGGGAGGAGCTCGGCGAGGGCATCGTCCGTGGCTCGGACGGTGCGGGCGAGGACGCGGGCCGCCTGCTCGGGCAGGGCCTGGTGCGGGGCGCGGACGGCCAGTGGCGCACCATGCGCGGCGAGCTGGTCGACGCGGTGACCGCAGCGGCAGCGGAGGCCGAGGCTGCCGCACGCCGTGGTGGCGAGCAGGCGGGCCAGGCACTGGGGGACGGACTCGCCGAGGGAACGGCTGAGGGCGCGGACCAGGCGGTCGACCAAGCCGGCAGCCGGATGGAGCGGCTGAAGCAGGTCGCGGGCGGCGCGGCCATGGCGGCGGGTGCGGCCGCGGGCATGCTGCTCATGACCGCCTTCACCGACGCGATGGACCAGTCCCGGGTCACCGCCCGGCTGGGGGCCCAGCTCGGGTCGACTCCTGCTGAGGCCCAGCGGTACGGGAAGATCGCGGGCCAGATGTTCGCGGACGCCATCACGGAGGACTTCCAGGGCGCCGCCGATGCGATCAAGGCGATCGTGGGGTCCGGGCTGGTCCCGCCCGGGGCGACGAACGCGCAGATCAAGAGCATCTCCGCGAACGCCGCCGACTTGGCGAGCGCCTTCGAGATCGACGTGTCACTGGCCGCGCAGGCGGCGGGCAGCGCGGTCAAGAACGGCCTCGCCAAGGACGGCAAGGCTGCCTTCGACTTGCTCACCAAGGGCATGACCGGCCTCGGCCCGGCGGGCGAGGACCTCGCCGAGACCTTCCGCGAGTACGGCCCGATCTTCAAGACCGCCGGGCTGTCCGGTGAGACCGCGCTCGGTCTGATCCGGCAGGGCGTACAGGGCGGCTGGGTCCAAGACACCGACAAGATCGCCGACGCGTTCAAGGAGCTGAACCTCCGGGTCACTTCGGGATCGAAGGCGTCTCAGGAGGCCCTTCAGGGGCTGGGGCTGGACGCCAAGCAGGTCATGGACGACATGGCGGCCGGCGGCAAGCGCGGCGAGGAGGCCATGGACCTGGTCCTCGACGCCCTGGTCGAGTTGGGTCCGGAGACGGCCGGCGCCAAGCAAGCCGTCCAGGAATTGTTCGGTGGCCCGGGTGAGGACTTGGGTGCGGCGCTCTTCAAGCTGGACGTCGACAAGGCGGGCAAGGCGATGGGTGGCGCCGCGGGCGAGGCGGACAAGCTCGGTAACGCGCTGCGGGACAACGCGGGTACGAAGGTCGAGGCTTTCAAGCGCGGGCTGCAGCAGGGTGTCGTGGACTTCCTCGGTGGCACCGTGATCCCGGGCCTCGGCAGGTTCAAGACGGCGCTCGGCGGCATGTGGGACGAGGCCGGGACGGAAGCTGACGGCGAGGGCCTGGCCAATCGGCTCGTCGCGTTCGTTCCGATCCTGGGGCAGAAGCTCTTTGAGAAGGTCAAGGAGCTGGCCCCGAAGATGGTCGAGGGGCTGATGGGGGCGGGTCAGGCCGTCGCTGAGTGGATCATGGCGAACCCGATGCAGGTCCTCAAGGTCACCGCGATCGCTGCGGCGATCACGATGGCGCTGGTGGCTCTGCCGGCGCTCGCTGCTGCGGCGATCGCGGCGGCCGGGATCTCACTGATGGTCGGCTTCGTCTCCAGCCTGATCTCTGCCCTGACGGAGAACGTGCCCAGGTGGTGGTCCTCGTTCACCGGGTGGGTGAGCGAGAAGGCGAGCCAGGCCGGGACCGTCTTCGACGTCGTCGGCGCCGCCGTCGGCTCCTGGTTCGGGGGCCTGTGGTCCAAGTACATCGCGGGCCCGGTAGGCCGGCAGTGGGGCAGCTTCATCGGCTCGGTGCAGGCCCTGCCCGGTCGGGCGAGTGCCGCCCTGTCGGGGCTGGCAGCTTCGGTCACCGCGCGGGCATCCGCGGCCTGGACCTCCTTCCGGAACGCCTCCGTGCAGCGGGCTCTCGGTCTGGTGACGTGGGTGGCGGGCCTGCCGTCGCGGATCTCTGCGGGGATCGGGTCGCTGTCCGGGCTGCTCACCCAGAAGGGCCGCAACGTCGTCCAGGGCCTGTGGTCGGGCATCCAGGGCATGGGTGGCTGGATCAGGGGCCGGATCATCGGCTGGGCGAAGTCCGTGATCCCGGGGCCGATCGCGAAAGCCCTCGGCATCGCGAGCCCCTCGAAGGTCACCGCGGCTCAGGGCCGGTGGATCGGCCGCGGCCTGGCCGACGGGCTCACCGGCTCCTCGAAGCAGGTCAGGGCCGCGTCGTACAAGTTGGTCGACATCGTCCGCGACTCCCTCACCGGGAAGCGCCGCACCGCAGCCCTCAAGAAGATCAACAAGGACGCGGGCTGGCTGGACTGGCTCGCGCAGCGGGAGACGAAGGTCGCCGCGAAGCTGAAGACCGCGACGAAGCGAATGGAGGACCTGCGGAAGGCGCGGACGAAGCTCGCCGCGGACGTGAAGGGCGGCATCCTCGGCGACGCGGACATCACCAAGCAGGACACCGGCGGCTGGCCGCAGACCGCCGAGACGATCCTCGCCGGGCTGCGGCAGGACACGGCCGCCGCCCAGACCTTCCAGAAGCA